TACTCTCTTTCTCCAGAATCGTCAAGGTCACAATCCTCAAGATCATGATCTCCACCCCAAATCAATTCTGCATTACAATGCCAACAATTCATTCAGCAATATCCTCCAACTTGAATAATGAAATAAATTCAATTTCATTATTTTTCCATACTTTATGATTTTCTTGTCTATCTACAATGGCTATCACACGATTGACAATGTAACCTGCATCACGCAAAACATTTACTGCTTTGATTGCACTACTACCAGTTGTAGTTACATCTTCCAATACAGTAACAATTGAACCTTTAGGTGGTTTATTACCCTCTATGACTTCTTTAGTTCCATAACCTTTTGGATTCTTTCTTACAATAAGTGCATCAATATGTTTACCAGAATAGTATGCTTTCTGTGCAATACCACATACTAAAGGATCAGCACCAAGTGTTAGTCCACCAACTGCAACTGAATTATCTTCAACATGTTCTATCATCAAATGTGATAAAAGTGCATTACCTTCACAAGATAAAGTAACTGGTTTACAATTAATGTAATGCTCTGATTCTTTACCTGACGATAGAGTAAATTTACCTTTCTTATACGCTCTCTCTTTTAAAAGATGAAGCAATGTTTTTCTATGTGTTTCCATCAGATTCCTAATAGTTTACGTTGTCTTTCAAAATACCCTTTGAGTATCCATGAACTGCTGTTCATTTTATCATCACCACCTATACCAAATTCAAACTGAACTCGTGGATCTTTACCATACTTGTCAGTTTCTGGTGTGTTAGATTTACCTCTGTCACCTCCATTACAGAAAATAACCTTTTCAGATATCTCTAAACATTTTTCAATCGCACCACAAGCAGAACCTTTATCATCGTCTGGTACAGTAATTACTGCATCAACCATATTTAAATGTCGAATAATCTCTGCACGTTCAACCCAAGACTGAAAGTATTGTCCTTTCTTTTTTGTTAACCATTCTTCTGTATTAATACCAACTACAAGATAGTCAGAAAAATCTTTTGCCCTTGTAAAGTATGATATATGTCCGCTATGTATAGGATCAAATCCACCAGTAACAAGACTCAATTTTTTAAAAAACATTATGCTACATAACCATATTTTTCACGAAGTATTTTCTTATAAGGTTTACCATCCTCAACAAGTCCTTTTACTAGTCTAAGTTTTCTTGCTAATTCGGTGTCAACATCTGATACAGACTCAATAATTACATCAAGTTCATTTAAGTCAATAGGTAAATCCATTAGGTAAAAAATAATTCAAGGTTTACAGTTTTTTCAACATTCCAACCAATCGCATCAAGGATTGCTTTGAGTGGTTCAACAAAACTCTTTTCAAATTGTAGATCATAATCTATATACTTGTCAAGTCCAAGTTCAGTCGGAAAGTCTTGGATAAAGGAGATGATATTCTCCTGTATGATGTTAGGTTTTTTCAAGTATATAAACTTGACCTTTTCACCATTACCAATAAGTGAATATTTATTATCCAACTTCTTTTGCTTTACATAATGATTGAACAATAATGCACCACGAATATGTATTGGAGTTCCCTTTGCATATATTGTAGAATGTGCTTTATACTTTTGCACGTTTGATGCTGTACGAGGGAAAGCAATATCTTCTGGTGGAAGTGTTTTAAACTTTGCACGACAATCATCAATGAAATGTATTACATCTTCTTCTGTACCATTCATCATTAATTTAAGTCCATCCTTAATCATAGTGCGACAAGGTGCAGGAGTTGATGATTTGACTGCCTCGATGCCCATCATCTTAAGTTTAGGTTCATCATAACGAACACCTTCACTATCCCATACATTTAAAATATATCTTTTCTTTGCTGTCCATATACCACGATCTGCAATGTTCTCTCTTTTCATGAACATTTTTTGATCATAAGCATTTACGTATTTGGCCAACGTTTCATAAGAACCCGTAATATATTTTTCAAGTTCCATCTCACAGATCTTATTAAGGAACGACACAATGCTTTCATTAGTCGCCTCTCTCCCCTTGTATACAGTTTCAACCAAAGGACCCAGATTGAGGTAGATAGAGTCAGTATCACTAGCAATGACATAATCTTCATTCTCCGTTTTTAATATTTTGTTTAGATACTTGTTCATACGATTTTCTATCCAACGGATAGAAACCTGTCCCGACAAAGTAATTGCTTCGGCATTTGCTAATTTATAATAACGGAAGTACTGATTGCCGATAGCACCATAAGCAGAATTAAGAGATATCTTTTTCGCCATTTGGATGTTGTTACATCTTGCAATTTCTTTTTCAAGGTCTTTCGTTGGAGTCTTTTCATATGCTTTTTTTGCTTTAATCATTCTTTTCTTGAAGATAACTCTTTCGTTATACATCTTCTCCATAAGCTCTGGTAAGAACCCACGGACATCCTTTCGATACATTGCACCATTTGCACACACCGCATTATCCTTATACATTTCAAATGTTACATCTTCAGAAAGTATCTTATCAACAGAAACTGATGGATGTCTTGTATCTAATAAAGTTTCTGGAGAAATATTATACTGCATAATCAAATGCGGATATAGACTATTCAAGTCGAAAGAAACAACCCAATCATATTTGCCAGGTATTGGTTCTTTTACATACGCACCTGCATACTTATCAGATTTGTCTGACCGATTTTTTGGTGGTATAACAATATTTCTTCTCTTAAGATAATTGTAGATAATTGTATCCCACATTCTCACTTGATAGAATACATCTTCATAATTGACCTTTGCATCATATGCCATCGTCAGTGCAAGCTCAATCAACTTCATCTTATCCTCAAGACGGTCAACTAATTCTACGTCAATGATGTTGTATTCTACAAACTTCTGCCAACCATTTGTATAGAAGTCTTTGAATGTATCAAACTCTGAGTGGTCGAGTTTCTTTTGTCCAAGTTCAACACTTGCAATATAATCCAAACGATATGATTCTTGTGCCTTATAAGTAAACTTCTTATACAAATCAAGATAATCTAACTGTGAAACACCACCAATATCATATGAGATGTGTTTACGACCTGCAATAAATGTTTCTTCCTCAGTTACCAACCCCCAAGGTGACATTCTCTTCTTGAGTTTCTCACCAAGAATACGGTCAATGCGACGACAAAGATATGGAATATCATATAATTTACTGTTCCAACCTGTAATAACTTCTGGAGTATTTTCTTCAATCATCCACCAGTTAATAAAACTTGTAAGAAGTTCATACTCAGTTTTAAATCCTTTATAGATTACATTCTCTTGTTTGTTATTAAATGCACCTCTACCCCAAGTACGAATTTGTTTTGTTGTATAATCCTGTAAGGTAATTAATAATACTTCTTCTGCAGCAGATTCAACATCAGGGAAACCATTCTCTGATGCAACCTCAATATCAATCGTAGTTAATTTAATTTTTTCTGTGTCAAATTTAACTTCAACTTCTGGATATTTTGACGAAATATATTGATAGATATATCTTTCGTTTCCATAAACATTAAAATTTTCAACATCATTATATTTTTTCATAAACTCACGACACTCACGAACTGTGCCAGGCTCAATCGGTTCAACGGGCAATCCGTCAAGTGTTTTATATTTTGTCTTGCGTTTCGAGTCAACAAAAAGAGTTGGATAGAACTTCTCACGAGTTGCAAAGTGTTTACCATCTTCGTAACCACGCACTAAGAAGTTGTCACCAACCATCTGAACGTTTGTATAAAATCTCATCCTTTCTTCCTATCAGCAAAAACAGTATAGTAACAGTCTATCTCAGTATCGGGTCCGAGTCCAGACCTGACAAATATTTTATTCTCAAAAAATATATAGTCATACACAATTAAATCCTGTGATGTGCGAATCTGTGTCAGATTCACAGTTACACTATCGGGGTCAATTATATCTTTCCACTCTACAGGTAAATCAAGCGAATTTGATTTTGTTAGTCTACCTCTGGCGATGAGAGTATCACTATTCATTACGAAGTCAGTTCAGTATACTTATCTAATATTGTACCATTGGGGTCTGCAATCGTCAATATATCTTCAGAACGAATCATAAACTCTGTTTGATTTGTTATATCTGCCTTCCAAGGAATTAATTCATTAGAACTATCAATCACATATGGATTAATAAGTTTACAATTTGGATTACCTAATTCTGCATCAATCTCAATTACGTTTGCAATTACAGTACAATGAGCATTGAATAATACACATTTAATCATTTAGCACCTCTTTTACTCCAAGTCCTTCTAATTTATCTAGGTATAATTGTGCGACAGATTCAAGAGGTTCAACAACTGTCAATACAGATTCAATTGGTATAACAATTTTTTCATCTTTAGATAATACTATCCAAGGAAGTAAAGAAACATTGATACCAAAATCACCATCTTTTTTCTCTTCTTCTGTAATAAATGTTCGTTCATTTATTTGAACAAGTTGAGGATTAAGAAGTAAATATGCGTGTGCTTGTTCTCTACCCTCTTCTACTAATTCTTTCATATCTGATATGAGTTGTTCACCAGATTTAAGTATCGTAAGTTTGATTGACATTTTTCTATCTAATTAATTGGTAGATTCCTATAGCCGCTTATGCTGAACCTACCGAAGGGCATAACCGCAGCCAGTATCTCTCTGACAAATACATTATAGCACAACTTCCCCAATTGTCCAACTTTTGTATCCAAAAGCATCTATTGTATCATGGGCATCCCTCTCTGCATCTTTTGGAATCACAATACAATATCCTATTCCTAAATTAAATACTCTTTTCATCTCCTCTGGTGGTATCTCACCTGCAAGCATAATTTTTTTGAATATGTCTGGAAGTGGCCAAGAGTCATAATTTACATTTGCTTTAAGTCCATCAGGAATACATCTTGGTAGATTTTCAACAATACCACCACCAGTGATATGTGCCATTCCTAAAATTGGAACTTCATTAATCAATTCTTTAACCACTGAAACATAGATGCGTGTTGGTGTAGATAACTCAGGCATTTCAAGGTAAGCAATCTTATGTCTCCACAACATATCGTTTATCAAACTAAACCCATTGCTATGGAGTCCACTACTTTCAATACCAATAATTAAATCACCCTTTGTAATATTTGAACCATCAATAATATCATCCTCCTCTACGACACCAGTACAAAATCCTGCAAGGTCATATTTCATATCACTATACATTCCTGGCATCTCAGCAGTTTCACCACCTAACAATGTGCATCCTGATTTTGTGCAACCCATTGCTATTCCTGTTATAATTTCAGATAATTTTTTCGCATCTAATTTTCCAGTTGCAATATAATCTAAAAAATATAATGGTTCTGCTCCACAAGTAATTACATCATTTACACACATTGCTACTAAGTCAATACCGACTTCATAATGTTTGCCCCATATTTGAGCGATGGATAATTTAGTTCCTACACCATCAGCACCAGACACCAATATGGGTTTTTTATAACCCTCTGGAATTTTTATCATACCATTAAAACCACCAAATCCACCCACGACTTCTGATCGATGAGTGGACTTAATGGTATCTTTGATAGAATTTACGAAAGCATTTCCTGCTTCAATATCAACTCCAGATGTTTTATAATCCATTATATTA